TCGCTTTTGAACATCAGCAGCGTCTTGTTCACCTGCCATTGATACATATCCTTATACGTAACCTGGCTGGATAGCGGAGCCGCTTCGCAGACAGCCGATCCGGAAGGCGTGAACTTTATTGCGCCCAGCCCTACAGCCACGCCGCAATTAGTTTCACTTTCATTGACGGTGGTTGCCAGCGGGACGTTATAAGTCTCCAGGCAGACCAGGGCTTTCCAGGTGACGCCGCTATCCGATGAGAGGTAGAGTGGCGCTAATTCGCCTTGGATCGTTTGCATTTTCTTGTATTTTAAAGGAAGAAAAAATTGCCGTTATTCGGCAAAAGCGATCCTGCGCCAAGGCGGGAAGAAAAACATACTTAGATGGGAATCCGGATAATGTGTCCGGCAAAAGGAAAGAAATTCAGGAGGCCCTATGCGGGTTAGATCAAAAGTACGTAAATAGTATAATTATTCAGCGTAGCATTGAAGTTTGGAATAAAAATATTAAATCCCCCAGCAGGATTGTAGTCCCAATCTACTCCGGCATTTAGAAATTTTGGCACGTCATTCAGGAATAGCGAGAATGTTTTTCCTTTCAGCCAAGTATTAACGTAACCGGTTTCCGTAGCAAAATCGGCGCTGGTGACAGGGTTTCTGAAGTTTTGAATGTTTGGCGGGATAGCAGCAGGAGATTGAGTTTGCCGAACATGCATGCTCAAAGTAAGCAAGCGCCTTACGACACTATTAGAACTATTGAGCGTCAAAGTAAGATATCGGTCATCCTTCAATCTAACGCAATTTATTTGCGTTCCTGGAGGGGAGGTGAGGCCGGTTACACCTGGCGTCGGCAGCAAGAGGGAGAAGATTTGACCTGCTATGTTATCCACGGTCTCCTTATTGACGCGCGCCCCGCTCTTAAAAACGATATCCAATACAATGGTCTCGTCAGAATCGAAGGTCTGAAAGGTGCTGCTATCAGCCCCGGATTGGTTGCTCAAAAGTACATAAAGCGTTGAGCTGTCGCCCAATTTCTTTACATCGTCGACAACGGGCACGGGGTCGCCAGCGAAGGTAATGGCGCCATTCAGCAGGTCATAATAAGATTTTCGTACAGGTTGCTTGACATCTATCATATCGCTTTGGCAAGTGCCTTGTTTACGCGGTCAATAATTATGGGCGTTATCCGCTGGGCAGCCGGGAAAAAGAATGGACGCGCCCTTATCCCATGCACCATAACTGATATATAGATAGGATACCACAATTCTTGTTCTATCCCCTTACGTCGGCACCACTCGAATATTGCTTCTTTAGCGGTCAATCCCGTTACTTCAGAATATAGACCGCTGGCAAAGTTACCTTTGAACTGGGCGGCATACTCTTCCAAGCCTGGCGGAATTGTTACATATTCCCCTGTCCCAAATTCAAGGAAGGGCGAGTATTCCGCCTTGCTGAAAACCTCGAACGATAGAGGTTCCTTTTTGAAAGCGCCGATCAGGTTTCGTAAAAATCCCTGATCACCAGGCGCCCGTTGTTTAGCTTCTGCCGCTATGGCTTCCGCACCGTCCTGCAATTCAGCCTGAACGAGTGCGGTAATTTTTTGCGGCGCCTTCCGCAACCGGTCCAACAAATCGGCCATCCCCTGTATTTGCGGTACGTTACTCATTGGAAGATTGCTATGTTAAACCTATAGAAATGATTGAGTTGATCCACTTTCTCATAGTCATTTATCCGGTACATTATTCCGCCGATAAAAAGGGCGGTATCCGTATTGATAACTAAGTTGCCCTGATACCGGCATACCCATTCATAATTCTGATCGATCATGAGTTCGCCTTGCTCACTGATTTTCTTACCGGATCTCTTTCTCAGCCTCCCTCGGCAGGTCAGCAGGGTAACGTAATTATCTGACTGCCCACCTGACACATTATCGATAGGCTGATTCTGTTTGAACGTACCTACCTGGCGCATTTCTCCTATAGTAATGTTGAAGCTCATATCCAGGCAAGACGTTTATAAGGATCAGCCAAAATACGGGCAGATACGCACACGCCTTGTTCTGTGAATGCTGTGGCGCGAATGTTCTGGGCATCCCCCCGAGCCTCATACCGATAGGCCAGCTCGTTCAGAATAGCCAACTTCAGCGGGCCGGGGATTGCTGTATAACCCGCTGTGTAGACCAGCATATTATTGTCAAAGTTGTTGCTGATCTTGATGGATTTGAAGCGGACACCCGTGAGAAAAAAATCTGTGTTCAATGTCAGGGCAGTTACCGTAAACCCATCGCTATTGATCGAGGTCACAATGGGATCAACCTGTATAGGTCCGTAGGGTAGCTCAAATTCATTGAATTGCTCCCGCACCTGGTAGGGCTGGGCGAACATAGAGCGTAGTTGCTCCTGCGCCTTTAGGGTTAGTGTGATGGTTTTTGTAACTAACGAGATATGGCAATAATCCTCGATGGCCTGCCGGCAGGATGTGATCATAGCTGATAGCAGACTATCGTCGTCGGAGAAATCTACCCGCAAATGGGCTTTGGCTTCCGCCAGGGAAACAGGCTCGGTACTCAAATAGACTTCCTGTTTATCAACATCTGTGAAGGTGCACTGTATCATGCCGGTTCCGACAAGAAAGCCAGCAGAGATTCATACTCGGTGAGTGGATCGAGGGCGCGGCTGCGCTCCCGTACTTTTTTGCTTTGGCTAAGGTAATATTTTTTTTCGTCCAATTTCCGAATAGCTTTTACCCAGGCGCCGATATTATCACGTCCAGTTACCCTGGGCCAAGCGATATCCTTGGCATCCGTCGAAGGTTGTGGTGGGTTACCCACGTATATACCCGCTTCCGCACAATTTTCTTTCAGCCCGAATGTAGGCGTACAAATTACCGGAATACCGTTACACATAGCTTCCGTTGCGGTCATTCCCCAGCTCTCGTATTCGGATGGCATGATCAGTACGCGGGTTTGCTGGTAGACCTGCAGAATGTCCGGCGTATGCTCCATAACCGTGACATTGGGCAGGTCCTGGACAATCTGTGGGTCATAGCCGCCTTTGACCGCCAGGAACTTCTTTTCCGGCATGGCCCGGGCGATCTCCCAAAAGATGGCGCCCCCCTTGTTCTCGTTGAGGTTTATGAGTGTAATGTATTCGTTGTTGATCGGATCAATGCCGAGATCGTATTTTCGGTAGTCCACCGGCGGGTGGACGACTATGCTGCGTTGTGGGTACTTCAATACGTCCTTTGCGTATTGACAATTGTAGATGATGCCGACGGGACGGCTTGTATCCGAGACGCATGGATAATGGTGCGTATTGTGTACCACGAAGAAAACCGGCTTGTGGAAGATATGAGCGATAGCAACCGTCCAGGATGTAAAGCCCAGATGCGTTATGATCCTATCGGCCCATATAAAGTGCTCTTCCAGGTTGCGGCCACGCGGAAATACGTCCACCCCGTCATGCACGTACACGTTCTTAATGTTGTAATGACTTGCCTCGTGCAGGAGGACGCGGCATTGATGACCCTGGCTGATCAGGTATTTTGCAATGTTGTGGATATACATCTCGCCGCCGGCATTGTGATAAGGGGGATATAGATGAACACTGAATAGGATTTTCATTTTAGCATACTTTTTTGTCGTCATAGAACCATGCCCTAGATTTACATCTCTCGCACTCGTGGAGATCCAGCGGCCCCCATGTGGTGACAATTCGCTTTTCCAGCAGCCTGTATTTATGCTTACCTTTTATCCAGCAGATTAAGCGGGCGATCATTCTCATATCACTATTGCATTTTCAGGATAAATGTCTTTTGTTTCCATCGGCACGGTCCACGCGGGGCCGAACCAGTTTTTGGGACAGATTATCTTTTTAGCGGGATGATCAGCGAGGATTGCAGCCATGAGCGAGTAAGATGAATTACCGATGATGAAATGTTTGCAAGTTTTCATAAGTCTGAAATCCTTTATATAATCGGAACTCTCCCATACTCCAATAGAAATTCCCAACTCACGATATAGTAAGTCAGACATAGACCGGGCGCGAATTCTGTCATCGCTAAAAACTAAGTAATCAGTGTCTTTCGGCAGCTGGCGAATAGCTTGTAGATAATAATCTTCTTTAAGGCGAGTGTGATAATTATCGTCGTAATCCCCAAGACGGATATGTATAGCGCAAATATTTTCGCCAGGTCCTTCGCCTTTCATTCTGAAATAATGCCTCACCTCATCAATGCAATGCTTGAAATACTTCTCGCTCTGAAAGTGCCCCGCGAGATCCCAGTTACCCGCAGGTAGATGAATGTCGTGATACCCCCATGCATATTCCCGCTTCTCGAATGGAATCCCGGGCGCCAAACGCGGCAGCGGATTGACAAAATACTTATCCAGCTCGATATCTTCTGTAGATCCGAACCGTTCTTTATGATCCCAATTGATGAAAGGAGGAAAAGCGTAAGGCTGCCCACTTTTTCGGGCTATG